AGACGACAGCGAAGAAGATGACAGTGAAATGGATATGGATCCAGAAGCCGACGACGAGTTTGGCGGAGATGAGGAAGGTGATGCAGGCGGAATGGAAGATCGTGTAATGGATCTAGAAGACGCTCTGGAAGACCTAAAAGCAGAATTTGAACAACTAATGGCCGGAGAAGAAGGCGAAGACATGGGCGGCATGGATGACATGGGCGGCGACATGGGCGGCGACATGGCAGGCGACATGAGCATGGGCGACGAGCCAGACATGGGCGGCGGCGATGAACTAGCAGGTTTAATGGAATACGTTAACAAAGTTGGCGGCCAAACATACAATACATTTGGAAAAATGGGCGACAACGGCCAAAATACCAAATCAATCGTAGCCGGTAAGAACGACATGGGTGGAACTACTGCTAACATTGCCAAGTCATTCTCAACAGAGAAAGGCGGCACACAAGGCGGACTAGCAAATCCAAAAGCAGGTGACTTGACAAGCGGTTTAGGTTCAATCCACAACCGTAAAGATTCAAACGCAGGTAAAACAGCGTTTAAGAAGAAAGAACCAGGTCACGGTGCTGAGAAGAAAGGTGCAGGCGAAAAAGCAGACAATACAACCAGTATGCTTAATGGCGCACCAAAACGTGCAAAGTAAAGAGAACATATAATATATGTTATACCTCCGAGAGAATCTCAGTTTCAACGAAGCAAAAATGATCGTTGAGTCTGATGACAAAGATGGTAAAAGCCTATACATGTCCGGGATTTGCATCCAGGGCGGTATTCGCAACGCTAACCAGCGTGTTTACCCTGTGAATGAGATTGGCAAGGCTGTCAAAACCCTAAACGATCAGATTCAAAACGGTTATTCAGTACTCGGGGAAGTGGATCATCCAGATGATCTAAAAATTAACCTGGACCGTGTGTCTCACATGATTACAAATATGTGGATGGACGGTCCAAACGGTTACGGGAAGTTGAAAATACTTCCAACACCAATGGGACAACTAATCCGTACAATGCTGGAAAGCGGAGTTAAGTTAGGTGTTTCAAGTCGCGGATCCGGAAACGTCAAGGAAGACGGATCCGGTGAAGTATCGGATTTTGAGATTATCACAGTAGATATGGTAGCTCAACCTAGTGCTCCAGGAGCATACCCAACACCAATTTATGAACACTTGATGAATAGTCGAGGTGGATTAAATGCCTTGCGCATAGCGAAAGAGGTGAAAGGTGATCCTAAAGCACAGAAATATCTCAAAGAGAGTTTACTAGCGATAGTAAACAAACTCCAATAACAAGGAGAATCATAATGTTGGATGCGCTAAAAAGTTTATTTGAAAACAATGTGATTTCAGAAGAGATCAGAGAATCAATTGAGGCTGCTTTCGAGACTCGTATTACCGAAGCTCGTGAAGAAGTTTCTCAACAATTACGTGAAGAATTTGCACAAAAATACGAACATGACAAGAACACAATGATTGAAGCTGTTGATCGCATGATCAGCGAGCAACTTTCTACTGAACTTGTTGAGTTTGCCGATGATCGCAAACAATTAGCTGAGATGAAAATCAAATATGCTAAGAAGATGCAAGCTGATACCCAAGTAATGAAGGAATTTGTTACTCGTCAATTGGCCAGTGAAGTTAAAGAACTGCACGAAGATCAAGTAGTAATGGCAAGTAAGTTTGGCAAGTTAGAACAATTCGTAGTTGAAGCTCTAGCTCAAGAAATTACAGAATTTTACAAAGACAAACAAGACCTAGCTGAGACGAAAGTTCGCTTAGTCAGAGAAGGTCGTAACGAAATCAAGAAGGTAAAACAAGAGTTTGTAACTCGTGCCGCTAAGATGGTTGAAGGTGTAGTATCTCAGAACCTACGTTCTGAAATTACTGCATTGAAAGAAGATATCGAAGCCGCTCGTCGTGCAGATTTTGGTCGCAAGTTGTTTGAGGCTTTTGCCGCAGAATACTCGACTAGTTATCTAAATGAAAAATCGGAAACAGCAAAATTGCTCAAAGTCATAGACTTGAAAGATTTGGCAATGAAGGAAGCCGCAGAGGCAGTTGTCAAAGCAGAACAAATTTTAGAAAGCAAACAAGCTGAAATCCGTACTCTTAAAGAGAGTCAAGAAAGAAAAGCAATCATGAACGAACTACTTGCTCCACTTAACGGTGAGCAGAAGTCAATCATGGGCGAATTATTGGAAGGTGTGAAGACCATTAAGTTGAACGAAAGTTTTGTAAAATATCTTCCATCAGTTATCAACGGCAACGCTGGTAACGCTCCGCAGAAGAAACAGGCACTATTAGAGGCAAAAGAAATAACCGGAAATAAGATTTCCAACACCAACCGTAGCAGTGAGTCAGATTTATCAGCAAGTAACATTGTTGACATTCGCAGACTTGCAGGACTAAAAATTTAAGGAGAATTTAAATGTCAGAACTACTAAATGGACGTTGGGCAGAAACTAAGGAAGCCCTATTAGAAGGCTTACAAGGCACAAAAAAATCAGTAATGGGTGTAACTCTAGAAAATACTCGTAAGTATTTGTTAGAAAGCCCAACTGCTGGTGCTACTTCTGCTGGCAACGTTGCAACACTAAATCGCGTGATCCTTCCAGTGATCCGTCGCGTTATGCCAACCGTTATTGCTAACGAGTTAGTTGGCGTACAACCAATGACTGGCCCAGTTGGACAAATCCATACACTACGTGTTCGCTATGCAGATAGCTCATCAGGTGCTGGTGTTGTTGCTGGTGAAGAGGCATTGAGCCCATTCAAAATTGCCGCTAGTTACTCAGGTAACGAAGCTGGCGAATCTGGTAACGCTAACAAGGCAGCTTCAACAGCTACCCTAGAAGGCCGTGCTGGTAACAGAATGAGCATCCAAATCTTGAAACAAACAGTTGAAGCTAAGACACGTAAGTTATCAGCTCGCTGGACTTTCGAGGCTGCACAAGACGCACAAGCCCAACAAGGTATTGACGTTGAAGCAGAAGTTATGGCTGCTTTGGCACAAGAAATTACTGCTGAAATTGACCAAGAAATCCTAGCAAGTCTAACAAGTTTAGCTGGTACAGCTACACAAACTTATGACCAGGCTGCTGTTTCTGGTACAGCTACATTCGTTGGTGACGAGCATGCCGCATTGGCAGTTCAGATCAACCGTGTTAGCAATTTAATCGCTCAACGTACACGCCGTGGCGCTGGTAACTATGCTGTGGTATCCCCATTGGCATTGACCATCCTACAAAGTGCTACTACCAGCGCATTTGCTCGTACAACTGAAGGTACTTTCGAAGCTCCTACAAACACCAAGTTTGTTGGTACATTGAACAGTGCAATGAAAGTGTATGTTAACTCATATGCACAAGACAACGCTTCTGTGCTAATTGGTTACAAAGGTTCAAGCGAAAGCGATGCACCTGCATTCTACTGCCCATACATTCCATTGATGAGCAGTGGTGTTGTTCTTGATCCATCAACATTCGAACCAGTCGTTTCATTCATGACACGTTATGGTTATGTTGAGTTGTCAAACACAGCAAGTTCTTTGGGTAACGCCGCAGACTACTTGGGTCTAGTTGCTATTACTAGCGGTAACGTCAAGTTCAGCTAATTCAAACCTAAAGTTTGTAACACAAATAAAAAGGACCTTCGGGTCCTTTTTTATTCTCGGCTAAATACATAGTAATGATTCACATGGTGTGAATTTTATGCGGAAATCCAACCGCGTATGGCCTAAAACGCTATAAATTCTTAAGGAGAAAATAAAATGGGACGTCCTTTAAATAAGAAATTTTTTGCTAACACAAACTACGCAACATTCGGCACAGCAGATGTTGGCGGCGAATCAATTGCCAGCGTAACAGCGCCAGCAGGTACACTAGCAACTTTAGTAAACGGTACTTACACTATTCCAGCAGGAAACATTAGTGCTCCAAATATTACTGGTGGTGCTAAGCCAGTATTAACTGTTACAGTAACTGGCGCAACTGCTTACACAGTAACAGTGGTATCAGC